GTATCTCTATTCGCGCCCGACTACCGTCGGAGCGCGTCCGCTACCACCTGTCGCCAGGATGTGTAGCTCTCGGTATCGCTACCGAGGTGCCAAGGTCCTTGCATTCTGGATATGCCGCCACATTTCTTAGCAGTGGCGGATTCAGTACTGTGCGGTTGCACAGGTACGTAGTCCCAGAACGGTAAGGTTTTCTCAACAACTTTGTACCGCGCACGCACACCGATAGTATCTCTCAAAGATACTGACGCAGACCAACCCCATTCCCATGGGGAAGACTGGACGTCGTCGTCGGTTAAATATGCTATGTCGCGTCGCCGGTATATCCCTGAAAGGAAACCACAAGCAGTAGCCAAATCCGAAGACTTGGGATCCCACTCTTCAATTTCCGGGATATCAACTCGTTCGACAACTCGCTGCATTTTCCGGTACTTAAACCAGTACTCAGCAGTAAGTTTCGGACGCGTCAACTCGAACGGTACGTGGATGCCAGCATCATCGGTTTCAGACGGTGGGACTACATGAATTTTATGTAGCCACGATCTGAGTAGACCGACGGTGCGGTTCACACTAATACCGTGCCAAGTTGACCACCGTAAAAGGCGGTTGATAACAGAGTACACCTCGGGGTGAGTCTCACAAGACTGGACATATACTCCTCGGATGTTGCCACCTTTGAAATAATCGTGTCCACAAGACTCGCGAAAGGGCCCGCTACAGAAGGACTTCTCCTTATTGACTACAAACCCTAGCTTGGAAAGCATTCGGATGATGAAGTCGTACGCAGGTTTGCGCACAACAATGTCATCGCCGAACACACCATAGTTTCGGATCCCGTCACGATGTAAAGGTATTCCCATTACATGGTAGCATGCTCTTACCGCACTCGCGAAGATCAATGTCTGCAGAGGGAACGTAAATCCGTTACCCATCGTTGACACCATATTCAACTCGACTCGTTTACCATCTGGAAGGACAGCAAACTGACTACGTGACACCAAGATCGCATGCCGAAGCACCGGGTTCCTGATTATCCGTTTAGTCAGAGCCAAGCTGATGCAGTCGCTAGCACTAACAAGATCGATTGTGCAAAACGAGTCCGAGGACTCCCACAAATCAGACCCCTGCCTAGCGAGTTCCCTATTGAGGTCAGGTTGAGTTGACAGATTAATACCTGTCTCCCGCTCCAAACCTTGCTCAAGGAACGCCCCGATACCTTTCTGGATCAACATACCCAGAACAGATTCGGTGCCGCACGTACGCGAAATTTCCCTATTCTTCGGCGCAAAGAAAATCTTCACCCCTTCAACCTTAACGAAACCATGCTCTGAGTACCGTTGCATTTCTGCTTCGGCCCAAAACCCAGCTCCAGCTAAGGCGCCTCGATAGAGACGTATGAGCTCAGTGTCGGTATATGAGACAGGACCTCCGAAGAGTTTTGTCATCATATCTTGGGCATTGGCCTTTTGGGCCGCACCCGGTCCGACGCCCATGTGGTCGCGGATAAACTCCATGTCAAAGCTTTGACCGAAAGGACGCTGGTCAGTCATCAGTTCTACCTCGTTTAAGAAGTAGTCCCAAAAACAAGACTCGGCCTCGCTCTCGGCGATAAACTCGAAAGGACCCCTAGACACAGACGCGTTAATACCCAAGAATTTCTCCAGGGCAGCGGCATCCGCATCAGGGGTGTTACCTTCCGGGCACAGCTTCTTGTAGAAGCTGCTCGCTAGGGCCGCTTTCGCAGCAGCTCCGACACTTTGATCACTAACGTAGCGATCACTGGCGTGAGGGAGAGGACCCAGGTCAGAAAGGAGTTCGTCGAAAAGACTGGCGTAATCACGCATTGCGTTTCCTCGGATTGCAAATCACTAACACCAACTGAAGGAGAAGATTCACCCTCAGCACGACCCGCCTTATCAAGCGGAATTGTGTCGACAAAGTCGTTGACTTTGTCGATGCCAAACCCGGGTGGGTTCGGGGTTTTAGACTCGGCCATCGACTAGATGGTACCGGTCAGCACGCTGTTGCCGATCTCGTTGGAGAGTTGCGAAAACGCTCCAACTGCAGCACTGAGCATTGCTCTGACTTGCAAGGGATCTGCGAGGTCCGCCCCTGCTGGGACGGCGATCTCGATCGTAACGTGGCCGGTCTTGTAAGACTGGCCCGCCAGAGGAAGGAGACCTTTCCGGACGATCAACTTGTAGTTGTTCATCGGAACGCTGCGCAGTACGCCGGTCACCGCGTTCACAGGCGCCAGGGTCTTGAGGACCTTGGGCTTGAACATACTGATGGTGAACGGAGCAGCAACCGAGTGTGCGAGCACACCCGTTTGCGTGCCTCCAAGCGCGCTGACGTACACCTGCCTGCCGTTCACGTCCGGATTGGAATCCGTGGCGATCGTATAGGTGGGTGATGTCAGCCCGGTTTGGGTGCCCCCAGTGATGGGGGTGGTAGGTGCGAATGCCATTTGAGGCCTTTCAGGGTTGGTTTTCGGCTCAGTCGAGCCAGGTTTTGGACTTCGTCAGGCGGGTAGTCGCCAGTGCCAAGAGGTTAGCCGTTTTCTTCAGGTCTCCGATGGGAGACTTTAAATATAGCGGCGGGACCCCGAGATCAACTGGTAACGTCCTGTTGAAGGTCTTTCTGATGATGCGAAAAGCGCCAGCCGACAGACCTTTACCGGGTCCCCGAGTAGGGGACCTTTCGGTGTCTGAGACCAGACCACTCAATGGCCATGACCCATTCGGCACGAACTGCAATGTCGGAATGCTCGTCAGAGTCGTTGTCGTCGTTTGAGACAACACGATCCAATTCACACGCGTCGTTACTGTCGCACCAGCCTGGAGGATGTTCTGGACGTTTAATCCATAATCAACCAACCACGACCAGGGAGTAAACTCCCAAATTGCAAGAGGTATGTTCCGGGGTTCAAATCCCAGCAACTCGAGCAACCTGTTGTTAGAGCCAAACTCAGCTCTAACGTCCCCTTTCAACCCGACAACGTATTGGCAACGTGCAACAGTTTCTGTCTTGACGTGGTTAGAGTAACCCACGCCCATGGACGTTTCTGCAACACGCGCTTGCGTCACCTGAGTTGCGTTGGAGACTTCGGCCCGGGACCTGATACGGTCACGTAGCTTCGGAGAATCCGATAGCTCGTACTCGTACCGCCCAAACGCCTTGGCTATGGCCTCTGCATCAGAAAACAGAGGAAGAAGACCAAAAGACGTCTCAAGCCATGTTTCCGCAGCGATTCGTCGCAGGGACTCCTCCTTCCATGATTTACGCCCTCTGAGACCCTTCTTCGCGTGTTCGACGCGAATATGGTGTCTTTCAAAGGCTTCGACCATGGCAGAAAAAGGTGCTCCGAACTGACGGATAACATCAGTGAACTCGGCGAGAAACGCGAGTGCGTTCCACTCCGACCTATCGCTCTCCAATTTCTTGTAGATTTTGGAAAGTGCCACCGACCTCGCCTCCGATGTGTCTACGCTCAGATGCATTAGTACCGGGTTAGGGACGCTGTTACGCACCCCAGGGTACCCGTAATACGCCTGATTGACTTTAAAGGAGGGGTAACCGAGCTGATAATGAGACGCGAAGTCCCTTCTCGGCCGGCCGACATAGGTACGATATGCGTCCAGGGAATACGGCGAGCCGGCTGCGAAGCCATCCGCTATCTTCCTTTTCCATTCGGCGACTTTCTCACCAGTCCGCGAGCCCGTAAAAGTGCGATTGATGGAACCGGCATTGTTCATGCCAGAACCATTGTCGACCGTTGCGGGCAAGCTGATCAGTGTATTGATCGCTTTTGTGTAGGGCATACTTTTCCTGTCGAAGTCTAAATGACAGCGAGCAATCACCGTCCTAATATGCTGACCGTATTAAGGGTCTGCTAGGGCTCATCACGTTCTACCCAAGGGGTAGGTTGTGATGAGGTGGTGACCGATTCACAGTCTTGAACGCCACCGGCATGCACGGCGCGAACAACGCAGTCAGGACCGCTGGGCGTTCCGCCTGTCGGCTCCACGACCGCCGGTTTCGCCGGCTGCCGCTTCAAAGCCTCCAGACCCACCGCTGCGGGGGTCCTGCCCGGAGCCGGATCGTCGTAACGGCCTTTCGCTCGCCCGCAACGGCTGCGCCTCGCAGCGCCTCCATTCCGGGGTCAAAGCTCCCAGCCTGCTACTTCCGATCCCCGCTCGGCTTCCGCCCGGCCCGTTCGGCCTCCGGCTCCACCCCCGCGGTTGGTTCGCACCAGCGCGCGGTGGCTTCAACGCCACAAGCCCGTTACCGAACTTCCACCGACCGCTACCCGCCTTCCCTTCGGCCTCCACTCCCCTTCGGGACTCTTACATCCCTCCGGATCAAAGCGTTCTGCCTCGGTCCTGCCGGTAGGCCCGCCGTCCGAATCCGCCCGATCTCCGTTCGCTCCCCGCTGCCGTCTTCTTACGAACTCGGCTGCGGATCACCGTTCCCGGTCCGCTACGTTTCCGTCGGCTGACTGTTCCTCAAACCTCTTG